GTGAAGATTCACCCCCTCCACACCCCAAAAAAAAACCCCCCGAGAGAGGGGGGGGGTTTTCCTTTGTTCATGCGGGTTTTCTCCATTTCGTCAATTTGCGTTTATTGCTGTTTATTGCTTTGTATTTGCATCCGTGTGATGTAAAAGTGATGTAGTAAATTTGGCCTGTGCATCCTCCAACATTTTGTCACGCAGATGGGTGTACTTTTCCGTCACGATGTAGGAGGAATGCCCCATCATCCCTTGGATAACGGCTTTGTCAATCCCTACCTCGCAGCAAGATGTTGCGAAGCTATGCCGAAGCTGGTGGAATGTGCAGCATATTCCGTAATTTTTGCACCATTTTCTCCAATTGCGGGACGATTCATTGCTTCGAAGGATTTCTCCCTTTTCATTCGTGAAGATGTAACCATTCTTCCCATTGAATCGTTCTGCGACATCCGGCAGAAGGAACACCGTTCTGACCCCTGCATCCGTCTTTGGCTCTTTTATGTGCGGGGCAGTGCCGACATAGTATACGCTTTTCGTAACATGGATTTGGTTTTTATCCCTGTCGATATCCTCGTATCGCAGAGCAAGTGCTTCTCCCACACGAAGCCCGGTCAGCATAATGAAGTAACCAAGTCGTGATACGGCGCAATCGTTCCAATGGGCTGCGATCTTCTCCCTATCCTCCTGCGATGCTTCTTCCCGCCCGCTTGTTTTCTTCCCGGTCGCTTTTATGTTTGCGACCGGGTTTACTTGTATGTCCCCGGCGAGGATGGCGAGGTCGAACACTTGACTCGTTATGTTCTTCTGCGTGTTCACGGTTTTTTGTGAGAATGTCTTTCCAACCTTATCGAGGAAACCCTTTACCTGCATCGGCGTGATATCTGCGACAGGCGTTTTCCCGAAAGTAGTGACACATCGCACGAGCGCAGGCTTGTACCCTCGAAGGGAATTGTATGCGAGGTTGTCCCAAGACTGCTCAAGCGCTTCGGCATAGACGGCAAATGCAGCAGACCGCTTATCCTCCGCTTCCCTGCTGAATTCTGCAATCTTCTTTATGACATCCTTTTCCGATCTCCCGTAAAAATACTTGCGCTTCCCATCAATTGTGATTGCTTTTTGGTATGTACCGTCTTTTCGCTGCGATATCGCTCTGCGTGAGTCTTTTTTTGCGTTCAAACCGCACCAAGGGCAGTAGAGCCAATCATCCTGTAATTCCTTTTTGCACTTCTTACAGAGCATCCTTAAACTTCTCCTCCAATGCCTTCAATTCGGCTTCGGCTTCTGCGATGTCTACTACGAGTTTTTCACTTGTACTGTTCATTTCAGCTTCGGTGATTATGCCGGATTCGCAATAGGTTTTTAGTTTCCCTTGCATCACAACCAAGTCGTGCAATTTTCTCCTCGCATCCTCGACTGCCTTTACCTTTGCCTCCTTCTCTCTTTGCATATTTCTTTGCGCTTTCTCCTCTTCAAGGTTGGCTACAAACTTTACCTTGCTTTTGACTGTAATGCTGATGATTTTACAAACAGAAAAGATGATTGAAATCCCCGCGAAGGCTGCTACCCCCATCATCATGTCGTATGCTATTCCGCTTTTTGCGACAAAGACCATAATGCTAAAGCTGACAACGAGACCGATAACAGAAATGCCGATCAACTTCAGATTACCCTTTACAGTCTTTGCTGTTGTAACCCCGGAAGAACCTTTCTCGTACTCTTGGCTGTTCCCCTTTGCCTTTTCGTTTTCCATCATTGCTTTCTCCTCCTCTTATTATTAGCCGCCCTCGTTACCGGGGGCGGTATTTTACTTGTCCCCCTTGCCGATGTGCTTCTCAACCGCTCCGGCGAGCGCAAACACGCCTATAATAGACAGCGTTACGAACACTCCGGTCGAAATCCCATTGTCTTGCTCGTCCTTGCTTTGCTTTTTGGCCGGCGGTGCCTTTACAGTACTTCCGCTGCCTTTACCGCTCCCGCTGTTCCCGCTGGTGCTGCCCGATTTATCGACATAATTATACGGGCACACACCGCCATCGTGCTGATGAGCGGGGTACCCGTGGTGGTAGTGATATTCGCCTGTGGAGTGATCGATGTGGCCACCATACTTATCGGTACCGCCGCTGTGCGCTGCTGCCGGGATGGATAGAAATACAAGCAGAAGCAAAAATAGAACGATTTTTCTCATCTGGTCTATCAGTCCTTTTTATTGTACACTTTGCGGTGTACGATTATATTTGGAAAGAACATCTGTTCTTAATCCCGAATTAAACCGTAGTTAAGGTTATTTGCATCGATTAGGACGAGGTATAAAATCATCATCGCCAGCAGGACAAAAATAACTGCGAAGAGTGTTTTGGACAGCTTCCGGCGCTGGCGCACCTGCTCTTTCAGAACCTCTATCATTTCTTCGCTGTTCTGGCTGTCTGTTTTGTTATAGACTTCCTTCACGAAATGCTTGTCGAGAGATATGTGCAGCGCTTGGCAGATGGAAGCAACGAGAAAAAGGCTCGGATTCTTGGTCGGCTCCGAAAGCAGCCGGGAGATCGTCCTCTCAACCGTCCCGGCATTGTCGGCCAAATCCTTGTGGGTCATTCCATGCTCCTGCCGTTTTGCGGCTACCTCCAATAAAAAGTTTTCCCAATTCCTTTCTTCGTCTGAATTCACAAACTCATCTCCTGTTTTTTGTTACCGGACACTTTTGCCCGAAGAACATGACAGTTTTTACGCCGAAACCGCAACATTTGTCAGTACATATCGGCAATGCAATTTGTTACAATTGAATTGTACCAAATACCTACTGAATTTGGAAGGATTTTTATTTGACAATAATCGACAAAAGAGGAGGAACACCAATGGAGAAAAAGGAGGAATTCAAAAAGGCGGTGGAACGGATGTCTGACGAGCAGCTTGTTAAATATCTTCGGATTCTAAAGTTTTCATTAGACGAAGATATTTCTCAATTTTCTCATCTGTCAAAGTATCTGCGAAATCCATAAGGTCTTTCCGGATCCCGGACAGCTCACCATCGGTGGGCTGTTTTTCTTTGCCCAAAAGCTCGTCTACGGTGATACCAAAGTACTCAGCGATTTTTGCAAGAGTAACACCGTCCGGCGTTGCGCCTGTCTTTTTCCATTTTGTTGTTATGGAGTTGCTAAACCCCATATCAATGGCGGCTCTTGTTGGCGATGTTTTTTTATTCTCACACAGAGCTTTGAAGCGATCGTAAAACATATACAAAACTAACCTCCGTTATTTGTGCAAAACAAAGAAACTTCCTAAAGTTAGAAACTTACCTTGACAAAATAACCAAAGTTAGTTACAATACAGATAGAAGAAATAACTTCGGTTATTCCTTCGCCACTTGGAAGTATGTGATGCGTAATATTGTAAGCACCTTTATTATGCTACATAAACTAACCAAAGTCAACTATTTAGTTAAAGGAGCGTGAATATTCGGATGCCTGCACAATGGACAGGTAAGCTAATCGGCGAAATACACAACGCCGGGTTTACCATCAAAGAAGTGGCTTGGAGGGCGAACCTGCATGACAAGTATGTAAGCCAGGTTCTTAACGCCGACCGAGAAGCCCCCTCTGCGGAAGCGAAACTCCGCAAGGCGCTGGACGAGCTTATCAAGGAAAAGGAGGAGGGATAATGCCAAGAGAAAAGGAGAGCTACCGGGACAACCTCGAACGCTTGATGGACAGGTTCCCCGGCAAGGAAATCCTCTCATTCACAGAGGTTTCCCAGTACACAGGAATGGGCTACCGAGCGCTGATGGGCAGCGGTATCCCGCTTAAAAAGACAAATGGGAAGCGCGGACAGTATTTTATCAGCCTGCCCAGCTTCGCAAGATGGTTAAGTTAAGGAGGAACAACATGGAAGCAACAACCAACACCTTTATCCGGTGGTTTAACTCGGATGAGATCGTACCCAGCAAGGACGGGCATTACCTGTGCCAGACAAATCCGGGAAGATACGCTACCTTGCCATTCAGCACCAAGCATCAGATGTTCAATGTCAGCGGAGATCATGTGGAGACCGCTATCGAAGTCCAGTGGTGGGCGTTCCTACCGGAGCTCCCGCAAAAGGAGGGACAGGAAGATGAGTAAAAAGGAGTGGCTGCAGGAAGCCTTGGCCGTAGTCCTCGGAATGGGAGCCATCTTCGTAGCAGCGGCTATCCTGCTGCTGGTGAGGTAAGGCCATGGAGCAGAACGAGAGGATAGCAATTATCCGGGAGAAGTTCCCCGGTTACACCAAGCCGCTGGACAGTATGTGCAAACGGCCGGAGTATTATGGCATCCGGCGTACTGCCGAAGCGGAAGCGCTGATAGCGGGAAAGCCAGGCAGGAAGCGGGAAGCAAACTATAAGCTGTCCGTGCGTATTCCTTTGGGTTATGTGAATATGGCGGAGTTCCGTCAGCAGCTTATCGAAATGGGTTACTGCAACTTCACAGCATGGGTTCTGCGCTGTATCCGCCGCCAGCAGGAGGAGTACAGGCATAGAAAAGCCCCCACCGGCTCCGCAAAAGCCAATGAGGGCAAAGGTAGATTAAGCACCACCAATATACAAGATTCTGGTAGGGATGTCAAGTTGAAAAACGGGGAGGTTGTGGAAGCATGAACCCATACAATATCCCGGATAGGCCAATCCCGAGCTGTGTGGATAACTACGATGATAAGCCGCACATCTGCCCGGAGTGCGGCTGCGAGATCAACGAGACCATTTACATTAAGGACGGAATGGTCATTGGCTGCGAAAACTGTGTTAAGCGGTTTGACGCCAGCGATGCGGATGCTGACAGGTACTTTGATGAAGAACCAGACAGATATTAAGGAGGAGCTATGGAGAACTACTTTCGAGAATTGAACAGCATCAACTGCTCTGACAAGACAGAGAAGAAGAATGGCCTTACATACCTTTCTTGGGCATGGGCCTGGGGAGAAATCAAGAAGCTGCACCCGGATGCCACCTATACCATCTACGAGGATGCTAACGGCCTGTTTTACCACACAGACGGTAAGACCTGCTGGGTTAAGACTGGCGTAACCGTCAACGGCATTGAGCACATCGAGTATCTGCCGGTCATGGATAACCGCAACCGCTCAATCCCGGCCAGTGATGTTACCTCATTCGATGCCAATAAGGCAATCCAGCGTTCCCTTACAAAAGCCTGTGCCCGTCATGGCCTTGGCCTGTATATCTACGCTGGCGAGGACTTACCGGAGGGTGCAGAAAGAGAACCAGAGCCTACCGAGTATTGCATCGACTGCGGGCAGCAGATCACCGGTATCAACAAGCGCAACGGGGAGTATTGGCCTGTAAGCGAGATCGCCTCATACAGCGTCCAGCGGTTCGGCCGCAAGCTGTGCCCGAACTGCCAGAAGAAAGCCTTTGCCGCCGAAAAGGAGGCCGAGAAGAATGGAGCTTGACCTGTGGACCGAGCTGCAACAGAAATCGGCACAGCTTAATACAGCCGTTAAGACCTTGCGAAATTCGGGAAGCGAGTATGCTGCTGCGGAGCGGGACTATAAAGTCCTTCTCCGCACCGAATGCTTAAAGCTGAAAGACGAAGGTGTTGCCATCGGCCTGATCGACAAGACCTGCTACGGGATACCGAGCGTGGCAGAAGCACGGTTTAAGCGAGATGTTGCCGAAGCAGTCTACAAGGCGAACTTGGAAGCCATCAACAGCCTTAAACTGCAAATCAGGATCATCGATAACCAAATCGGCAGAGAATGGGGACAGGCTGGGAGGTGTGACGGTTGAAAAACGAATGGGGCGCAGAGCTTGACCGAAACGGTTACGCTCCGAGCATCGTACAGGCCGACACATCCAAGTGCTTTTTGTGCCAGCGCTCCGGTGTAAAGCTCGACCGGCACGAAATCTTCGGCAACGCCATGCGGAGCAAAAGCAAGCGCATGGGGCTTTGGGTTTCCCTGTGCCACACGCCGTGCCACCTGACACACGCACACGGCTGTGCCGAGGTGATGGACTGGCTGCACCGGCTGGGCGAGCAAGCCTGTATCGACAACTACGATTTCACTATCCCGATGTTCCGGGAGGAATTCTACACTAACTATTTGGAGGAAACAGAATGCTGAACAAAGCGATCCTTAATGGGCGGCTGACCAAGGCTCCCGAACTGAAACAGACCCAGAACGGCAAGAGCGTGTGCAGCTTTACCATTGCGGTAGACCGCAACCGTGACCGAGAAAAGACTGACTTCGTACCCATCGTAGCATGGGGCAAGACCGCCGAATTCGTAAACCAGTGGTTCGGAAAGGGTGACCTCATTACCATTGTCGGCCGCATCGAAGTTCGCAACTACGAGGACAAGAACGGCAATAAGCGCACAGCCACAGAGGTTATCGCAGAGGAGGTTCTGTTTGGCGGCAGCAAATCTACCGGCAAGGCAGAGGAAAAGCCCGCAGAGAGCGAGCAGGGCGGATTTGAAGAAGTCGAGGGCGACCCTAACGACCTCCCATTCTGACGGGAGGTGAGGATGAATGCCGAATAGATTGATAAAGGATAGCTTCCGCACAAGCGACAAGATAGCATCCTTAACGGATTTCGAGTTTCGGCTTTGGGTAAGTCTTATTGTTTCGGTAGATGATGCAGGGCGCGGAGATGCCCGACCTGCAATCATCAAAGGCAACGCATTCCCGCTTCGGGAACGGGTTACTGCAAAAGATATCAACGATGCGCTCCACGGTTTGGCGGCCAAAGGCTGCGTTTCCCTCTACGAGGTGGACGGGAAGCCCTACTTTTGGTTCCCGACTTGGGCCGAACATCAAAGGATACGAGAATGCAAACCCAAATATCCCGACCCGCCTAAAAACAGCGGCTTTACACCGTCTGCGGAAATCTGCGGCGAGTTGCCGCAAGTTGCGGCGGATTGCGGCGAGCTGCGGCCTGAATCCAATCCGAATCCGAATCCTAATCCGAATCCTAATCCGAATCCGAATCCAAGTACCCCCCATGCCCCCCAAGGGGGCCGGTTTGCCGAATTTTGGGCGCAATATCCTAAGAAAGTCGGGAAAGGAGCAGCGGAAAAGGCTTTTGAACGCATCAAGCCGGATAAGCAGACCTTTGACCGAATGATGGATGCCATATCTGAACAGAAGCGGAGCCGCCAATGGACGGAGAACAACGGCCAGTACATCCCAAACCCTGCGACATGGCTGAACCAGCGCAGGTGGGAGGACGAGCTTCCGCAGGGGGAAACAGACAATGTGTTCTTGCAAATGCTGCGAGAGGAGGGAGAGCATGACCCGATCTGAAACGCTTGCCGTCATGTCGATCTTGAAGGCCGCATACCCAGGTTATTACCGGGACATGAAACGGCAGGATGCGGAAGCGGTGGTGAACCTGTGGTCGGAAATGCTGGCAGACTACCCGGCTAACCTTGTGGCAGCGGCGGTTAAGTCCCACATTGCCAGTGATCGCAAGGGCTTTCCCCCGCATATTGGGGCTATCATAGCCGCTATTGGTGAGATCAGCAGACCGGCGGAACTCTCCGAGGGCGAAGCATGGGCACTGATTGCAAAGGCCCTGCGGAACAGCGGCTACAACAGCGAGAAAGAGTTTGCAGACCTGCCGGAGAACCTACAACGGTTGGTAGGACACCCCTCCCAGCTGCGGGAATGGGCCAGCATGGACACCGGGACATTGCAGAGCGTGGTGCAGTCCAACTTTATGCGCAGCTACCGGGCAAGGCAGGAGAGCGAGCGCAAAATGCAAGCCCTGCCTGCGGATATCCGGGCGAAGCTGGCCGGTATGGCAGAGGTAAAGCAGCTGCCCAGCTATGACCTGGCGCTGGCGGAGCGGATGATGGAGGAGAATGCGTGAAAATAACAATTCCAGAAATCCCCCCATCGCTGAACAAATACGCTGGTCGTGCGAACGCCTGGGACTACCGGGCAGAAAAGCAGCGCTGGCTGCAGCTGTTTGTTGCATACTGCCCCAAGTGCAAACCAATGGGCAAGGCGGTGGTGACCATCACCTACTACTTTCCCACCCGGCACCGTCATGACCCTGACAACTACAACGGCAAGATGCTGATGGACGGGCTGGTACACCGGGGAGTAATCGCAGACGACAGCTTTGACCATGTCGAGCTGCGGCTGCGTGGGGCATACGACCCCAAAAACCCAAGAACAGAAATTGAAATAGAGGAGGTAACGGATGAAAGTACTTGAATTGTTTGCTGGAACGCGGAGTATAGGGAAAGCGTTTGAAAACAGAGGGCATCAAGTGTTTTCTGTGGAATGGGATAAGAATTTTGAAAACATCGATCTTTATGCAGATATCTTAACAGTCACGACGGATGAAATTCTGAATCGTTTTGGACGCCCGGATGTGATTTGGGCAAGTCCGGACTGTTCCACATTCAGCATTGCTGCTATAAGCCATCACAGGAGAAAAAATCCTGTAACAGGAAACCTTGACCCTGTCAGTGACTATGCAAAATTTTGCGATATGGTAGATCAGCATGTATTACAACTCATCAAGGACATTAAGCCAAGGTTTTGGTTCATCGAAAATCCAAGGGGCGGGATGCGGAAGATGTCATGGATGCAAGGTTTTCCGAGGTACACTGTTACATATTGCCAATACGGGGATACACGAATGAAGCCAACGGATATTTGGACGAACCACCCGGAGCCTAAGTTCAAGCCAATGTGCAAGAATGGGGACCCTTGCCACGAAAGAGCTCCCCGTTCTGCAACTATTCGGGCGATGAAGGCCAAGGGGATTGAAATGGAGGTTGGAGGGACACAGTACGGATTAAAGAATAGCCGTGAAAGAAGCATAATTCCTAAAGCACTGTGCCAGCACATAGTGGATATTTGCGAAGAAGGACTATCAAAGGAGGTACCCTGATGGGGCAGAAGGATGTAGAGCGGGAGAATCCGGTTTTTGAGGGACAAAGTGCCGAGGAATTTATCAAGCGCTGGAACGCTGCCACAAAAGCCATAAAAATGCGCGCAGAGATGGCCGAGCATGAAAAGGTGGTGAGTTATGATGTCATACGATAAAGCGTCTCCTACCGCCAAAATCGGCTGTTCTAATTCAAACGACCCGGAGTTCCTGGAACAACTGGTGCGGGAGGGCAAGACCAACAGGGAGATTTCCTTAATTCTCGATCTTGATTACGGCTATGTGGCCCAAATCTTGTCTCGCTATGGAATCAAGAGAGACCCAAACCGGCCCTGTAAGAGATGCGGAGGGCCGATAGGCAGCACCAACCCCAGGCAGCTGTATTGCAAGGAGTGCCAAAAGGCCATGGACAGCATCCGGGCCCGCAAAAGCAGTATGAAAAAAGCCGAGCCGAAGAAATGCGAATACTGCGGGAAGGAATATTTCGGCCAGCCGGGACAAAAGTACTGCTCAAAGCAATGCTACAAGGACGCGGCGGCAGCCGGTAAGTATAAGCGACCAAAGAATTGGATAAAGCGCCGGGACGGGAAAATCGACATCGAGATAAGAGTTTGCGGCAAAACCACGGAGCGGCGGGAGAGCGTTGACTACTACGAAGCCCGGGGGATTTGGCACCGTGGCTGGATAGGCCGGGGCTACGCAGCGCTGATAACGGTAGATGGCCACAGGCTGGAGACCCTGCCGCAAATAAAGACATTCTTCGGATTTAGGAGGGATTCGCTATGAGGAACTGGATGCCAGCGGCAGTTACGATAATCTTAGTTGCTACCTGCATAATGGTTCTATCGGCTATTTCGGCAGAAAGGTGGAACCATGTGGATGAAATGGCCCAGGCGGAGATGACCGCAGAGGAACAGGAACGCCGGGAGCAGGCAGCCTATTACAAGGGTTGGCAGGACTGCAAGCAATATTATCTTGAGAATTTTGGAGGGTGAGCCAATGACCGTAAAGGACTACTACGAAGTAATCCGGGACATAGACCGGCTGGCTGCTGCCGTTGACGCAGAGGGTGCAGTCACCCTCGACCATGACGATGCGGAGCAGATATGGGCGCTGCTGCTGGACTACAAGGATTTGCTTATGGCACTGGAGGTGGGATGATGTGCAAGTGGATGGAAGATGAAGTCTGTGTAAACAGCGATTGCCCGGCGGTTGCAGATTTTTGCCCCGTAGTAAACCATCCGGGCGTGTGCCGGTACGAGGAAATGGACGAAAACAAAGGCGTGGTTAGAAACGACACTTTGTCGGTAAAGGAGGGATAACATGGATGCTGTGAAGTTTATTGAGGAACGCAATAGAATGTGCGAGAGTTTTGGTGATGGATGTACTGGGTGCCCAGCTTCTAATGCTTGCAAGAATGAGCTATGTTGCGCATTTGATCAAGGGTCAACGCTGGACGCTACGGATCAGGTTGCTATGGTCGAGAATTGGTCTGCTGCACACCCGCGCAAGACACGGCAGAGCGTGTTTCTTGAGCACTGGCCGGATGCGGATATTGACTGTTGTGGCGTGCTGACAATATGCCCCTCTCCAATTTCTACATCGCATAGGAACGCATATGGAGGATGTGCAAACATTGGCGTCAAATGTCCTGACTGCCGCCGCGAGTTTTGGATGCAGGAGGTAGAATAATGGAGGGAAAAGAATCGTTTGTGTTTGAATACACGATGCCATCGCTCGATTGGTACGAAATAATCAAGGTGGAAATCAACCCGGAGAAATTCTATTGCTTTGGGCTCGAATTGAGGTTCGGCAACGATTGGTGGCTTATTGGTATGAATCCGCCTGATTCAAATTCGTCTTTTGACAAATGGTCTGAAATATGCCTCGGAAGGCTTACCCGCAGAGACGCTGCAAGGTTTGCCGTATGGGCAGGCAGAAAGCTCATCAGAATCGGAGCCATAAGCAGAGCGCTTGACCTCGTAAAAGAAATAGAAACGCTGATAGCTTTAATTAAGGAGGTAGAATGATGGAAAATTTGTTGCAAAACATCGCCAGCGTGCTGTGGATTGTGTTAGGCGTGTGCTTTTTCTTTGGACTAAGGAAGTGGGACAAGAGGTTCAGCGAGTTGTATGACGAACTGAAACGGGAGGTAGAGTGATGGAACGACTGACATACCGGCTTAAAACGGGAGAAGTTCTTATGGCAACAGAATACGAAGAAAAGTACACAAAGGATGAGTGGATTGTCATGCTCCAATGCCGCCTTGCCGCCTACGAGGACACGGGACTGACGCCGGAGGAAATTAACGATTTGGCGAGTGTGCGGGAAATATCGCCGGAAGCAGAATACGCCATCAACAAGCACGCCGACAATATCATTGAGCGGCTTGACAAGCTGCTCCACCAGACGGACGACGATGCTCGCCTGCGCGAGCTGGCGGAAGCCGACAAGGACGGTCGGATGGTGGTGCTGCCATGTCAATCAGGAGAGCATGTATTTGCACTGCTTGATGGCCAAAAGCGTGTGCGGGAGTGTGAGGTCAAACACGCGGTTTTGGACGGTTGGCGAAAAATTTTCTATATTGTGCCAGTCGGCGGTCTGGGAGACGCGTATAGCGCGCCATTTGGGGCGTTTGGCAAGACCGTATTCCTGACCCGCGAGGAGGCGGAGAAAGCATTGGAGGCGATGAAGGATGGCTGAATTGAAACGCTGCCCTGAGTGCGGTGGAGTTGCAACCGTTATCCATATGTACGATACTTACGATAGAGCAGACTTTGGGTGGAGCGCCGGTTGTGGGAGATATAGGGCTGGTGATGGCCTCCACACAAAGGAGATGAAAGTATCTGGGCTGCCCAGCAAAGAAAAAGCAATCGAAGCATGGAACAGGATGGTTGACAATGGACGAATATATTAAGCGAGAAACGGCAATTGCCAAGTTGACCGAATTGGAAGTAACTGAACCAAATGCTACAATGGCAGACGCAAAACGAGTGCTGGCAGATATGCCATGTGCTGAGGCAGTATCACTTCACGATATTTACAGAGTTATTGCAGGACATAGTTATTATCATGGCGACCGTATTCTTGCAGCATTGACATGTATCGCAGAAGGAAAAGAAGTGAATCCTGTACTCCCTACCGACCTTGTGCCGGTGGAGAGATGTAAGGACTGCAAGTACAGAGATGGCACGCCGGGGCAGCCGAATATACTTTGTGCGCAGATGCACGAGGACGATTTCTGCAGCTATGGGGAAAGGAAGGAGAGTCGACATTGAACATCAGAGTAGACATTAGACACTGTTGGCTGGGGGACAGATGTATTAACGGCACCTGTCCTGTCGCCAATCGGGAAGAATATGCCGATCGGGGATATGACACTGTGCGCAACTGCTACGAGTGCCCGGAAGAAATGTCCTGCGAAACCTGCTACCACAAGGGCAGCAATTACTGCCAGGAGGAGGGCGTGAAGCAGTCCATTTTGGAAATAGCGGAGGAGGGGGAAACATGATTGACTACAAGCGCATCTGCATTGACGAGCTGAAATGCCACAGCTATAAGCTCCGGTCACTGGAAAACCTGCCGGAAGAAATCCGCCGCTACAATGAGCAGATGGACGGCATCCGGTCCGCTACCAGCGATGCTACACCAGTAAAGGGCGGTGGCTGCGGCCGGGAAGATCATTTGATTAACGCAATCTCCCGCCGGGATGCGCTCTCGGCAAACCTTGCGGTAGTCAAGTGGCAGACTTCCCAAGTGGAGAAAGGACTGGCCTGCCTGACGGGAAAGCAGCGGCGCATCCTTGAGTTGTTCTACATCCGCCGGGAATATGGCTACATACAGAGACTTTGCCAGGAGTTCAACGAGAGCGAACGAGAGGTGTACCGGGATAAGGACGAAGCGCTGATGAGATATGCCCTTTGCCGGTATGGGTTGACGGAGCTGTAAAGATGGCAGAAACATGGCAGAAATAAGATGCATATACAGTGTATACTGATAGTGTGGTAAAACACAGACTTCCCTTGACATTCCTCCTGATGGGGAGCCGGGCCCCTAATCCCGGCAATCTGCTCCCGTAGCTCAATGGTAGAGCGGCTGCCTTGTAAGCAGCGGGTTATAGGTTCAAGCCCTATCGGGTGCTCCACCTTCATGTTTTACCTCCTTTTTACGGGGTCGCCGATGCCCCGTTATCCCATCGGCCGAAGATACATGACCTTCGTAAAAAAGGTGCCACGCTGGCAGGCCGCAAGTTCGCAATAGTCTGCCTTACCAAAAGCAGTCAGAGAGTACCGAAAGGCGCTCTCTTTCTTTATGCCATAAAGGAGGAGATACCTATGGATTTAATAGTCCGCAAAATCCCGCAGAGCGACACCATCAAGGTATATCCGGTATCTGATGTGCATTTGGGCAGCATCCTACATGATAAAGAGGGCTGGCAAGCATTCTGCCGCCGGGTAGAGCGGGAGGACGCTTATCTCATCCTTGGCGGCGATCTCATCAACAACAATACCCGGAACGCGGTTGGAAGCCCCTTTGAGGATTATATCCGCCCGCGGGAGCAGAAAAAGATGATGGTGGAAATGCTAACGCCCATCAAGGATAAGATACTCTGCGCGGTATCCGGTAACCACGAAGCGAGGACAGCCAAGGATACCGACCAAGACATTATGGGCGATATCATGTGCAAGTTGGACATGGAGGACTACTACGCCGAGGATATAGCATTCCTCAAACTGGAGATTGGGCGCAGGGTAACAAGAGATATTCCTATCACCAGCTATACGATGGCTGTTACCCATGGCTCCGGCGGCGGCATTTACACCGGTGCAACGGTCAACCGCAATGAGCGCTTCGGCTACACCATAGAGGGCATTGACGCTCTGATTGTTGGCCATACCCACAAAGGCACCATCAGTAAGCCCAAAAAGATCGTGGTGGACAGTAACAACAATGTTATCCGTACCAAGCAGCTGGTAGTGGTTAGCTGTACTGCATGGCAGCAGTACGGGGGCTACGCAGCCCGGAAGATGCTATTGCCCAGCAGCGAGAGCGACCATGAGCAGCCGCAGACGCTCCTGCTGTGCGGGAACAAGACAGGCACTAAGCGGATAACCACGGTTTGGTAACAATAATTGGTAGCCCGGCATAGTAGACACCGGGAGGGATAGGGCGGGACGAATTTTGAAAGGAGGTGCCGAAGATGGCCAGTGGATGCAGTGCGAAAAGCAAAGAGAACCTGCGCCCATGGAAAAAAGGGCAGAGTGGGAACCCAAGTGGGAGGGCGAAAATCCCCGAAGACGCCAAAGCAATGCTGAAAGCGGCGACTCCTGCGGCAGTCAAGTTGCTGGTGGATACCCTCAACAACACAAATGAGAAAACCGAAACGCGGGTAAAGTGCGCTGAAACCGTACTTGATCGTGTATACGGCAAGGCCAATCAGCCGATTGATCTGGGTGGCGAGATACCCAAAATCGAGATCGTGCTGGGCAATGGCAAGGAGTACGCCAAATGACGGTCAATTTAGGCACACCGAATCCCAAGCAGGAGCAGTTTTTGCTGTCGGAAAAGCGCAGAGTATGCTACGGCGGTGCCAGAGGCGGCGGTAAGAGCTGGGTGGTTCGAGCAAAGGCCACCATGCTTGCCGTTAATTATAGCGGCATCAAGATACTGATCCTGCGCCGCACATATGCCGACCTGTGGCAAAACCATGTGTTGGAACTGCGCAAAGTTTTGGAGCCGGATATAGCAACCTATCGAGACTCGGAAAAGGCGATGATATTCCCAAACGGCAGTCGTATCCGTTTTGGATACTGCTCCGCCGAGGCCGATGTATTGCAGTACCAGGGGCAAGAGTACGACATCATGTTTTTGGACGAGGCCACCCAGTTTACAGAGTTTATGTACAACAACCTTGTGGCCAGTAACCGAGGCGCCAACGACTTCCCCCATCGGATGTATCTGACCTGCAACCCCGGCGGAGTCGGCCATGCGTGGGTCAAGCGCCTGTTTATCGACAGGGACTACATGGCCTCTGAAAACCCAGAAGACTACGAGTTTATCCCGGCCAAGGTGTACGACAACACGGTTTTGGTGGATAAGGACCCAGACTATGTACGGATGCTGGAGACCCTACCGGAAGATATGCGCCGGGCATGGCTGGATGGCGATTGGAATGTGTTTGCAGGTCAGTATTTTGCCGAGTGGCGTGATGATATCCATGTGATAGACCCAATCGAGATACCTGACTGGTGGAGACGCTACTTTGCCATGGACTACGGCTTGGATATGTTGGCCGGATACTGGATCGCCATTGACGGCGAGGGAAACGGCTATGTGTACCGAGAGATATACGAGTCGGGGCTGATTGCATCGGATGCCGCCATGCGTATCAAGGAGGCCAACGGGGACGATAAGATCGAGCAATGGCTTGCACCGCCCGACTTGTGGAACAGGCGTAATGACACAGGCCGCAGCGTGGCAGATATATTTATGGAGCAGGACATCCCGCTGGTCAAGGTGGACAACGACCGTATCAACGGCTGGCAGGATGTACACGAGTGGCTCAAGCCGAGGGACAGCAGAGATATCATAACCGGCGACAAGACGAGGATAGCAGGGCTTCGGTTTTTCCGCAACTGTAAGCAGGTCATCCGCTGTTTGCCGATGGTCCAGTATGATGACCACAAGCCTAACGATGTAGCGACAGAGCCGCACGAGCTGACCCATGCACCTGATGCCATCAGGTATTTTTGCAGCGGGAGACCGTATGCGGGACAGCCGCCGGTTACAAAGTACAAGCTGCCGCCGGAGCTGCGGCAGACCGAAGAACAAGGAGGGTATCAGGTATGGTAAGGCGATGGCTCAAACGCCTGATCCTGTGGGCGTTAGGGGACGACCAGACGGCGCAGGAGCAATATGCAACAAAGATATTCAACGAGTGGCTTAACGGCCCGGAGGATTGATATGAGTGATGTAACCCTGTGGACGCTATACCGAGAGGGTGTAGCGTACCACAACAAGATGGGCTTTAGCACCAAATTCCCGACCTTTGTGCGATTTAAGGAGGGCGACCAGTGGCCACAGGCGACAGAGCGCACCAAAAACCTGCCGAGACCCGTCCTTAACATCGTGGACATGATCGTCCGCAGCAAGCGCTCCAGCGTGCTTGACCAGCCTGTCAGCATCGTCTACAGACAGGGCAGCGCCAGCGGTAACGAAATCCTTGACCAGATGCACCAGGACGCCGCCGAGAACTGCACCGAGTACGCACGGACGATCTGGGACAGAGCCGACATGGACAAACTGTGCAACGAGGCGTGTGACGATGCAGCGACCAACGGCACAGGCATATGGCACTTTTACTGGGACACCAGCGTAACAGGCGACAAATATGTAGGGGAGCTTCGTGGGGAAACCGTGGATGCTCTCAATTTTTTTGTAGCCAACCCGCAGCTCCGGGATGTGCAGAAGCAGGACTACCTAATCATCGCCCAGCGGCTCAAATTGGGCGCTGTACGCAAGATGGCAAAGGACAGGGGATTGCCTGCGGAAAAGGTGGCAAACATCTGCCCCGATGAATTTGAGGATGCAAGCACCTATCAGGCAGAGAGAATCGAGCTGGACGGCAAGGAAAACGAAAAGGTCACGGTGCTGACCAAGTATTACCGCAAGAACGGTGAGGTCGTATTTGACAAAGCGACCCGCAGCGTGGAGATATGCAAAGCAGTACCGCTTACCCCGCAGGGCAGCCCCGTCCGCATCAAGCTGTACCCTGTGGCGGCGCTCAACTGGAAGCTGCGTAAAGCCTGTTTTTACGGCATCGGCGAAATCGAGGGGCTTATCCCCAACCAAAAGCTCATCAACTTTATGTACGGGATGCAGGCGCTGGCCATCCAGCAGATGGGCTTCCCAAAGATCGTGGCAAAGCCCGGTGCTATCAGACAGCCGCTGACAAACGAGCCGGGGGAAATCGTCACCGACTACTCCAACGGCGGGATATCGTACCTGCAGCCTCCGGCGTTTTCGTCTGCTGCTACGCAGGTGAGCAACGACATGATCGACCTTACCCGCGTAGTGACAGGCACGACCGAGGTAACGACCGGCGAGTCCTTGGGTGCAAACATGGCAGCATCCGCAATCATCGCTTTGCAGAACCAAGCGCAGACCCCTGTCAACGAGATTCAGCGCAGATACTGGCACGCAGTAAAAGAGATTGGCCGCATTTGGATGGAGTTTTTCAAAACATATTGCTCCGACAAGCGGGAAATCGTCATTGAGATGGGGGACGAGGTATCCGGCAGAGCATTTACGGGCACTGACTACGCCATGTACGACTTTGACCTGCAGGTGGATGTAGGAGCCTCCTCCGAGTATTCTGCGGTGTTGGCACAGGCCACCTTGGACAAGATGCTTGACCGAGGAGACATTTCCATCGACCAGTACATCGAGCTTTCCGACCCGAATGTAGCTCCATTCAAGGAGAAGTTCAAGCGAATGCGGGAAACCCAGCCGCAAGCGGTTGGAATGCCTGGCGTTCCGGAGGAAGAAGTGAACGGCGTACAGAGCGTTTCCGGCATTGGCGGAGTTCCGCTGCCGGATGTGCCGAAGGCCCCGACCGTCATGGACAAGTTCACAGGAGGTGGCAACAATGCTGTGCCCAAACTGTAAAGCCGAAATGAGGATCACCGGCAAATACCTTACATTCACCGGGGATACCTCTCCAACCACAGAGACAAAAGCGTTTATCAAACTGCAGCTGGAGTGCAAGAACCCCAAATGCACCAACAGGACACCGACCTATGTGACCAACCCCTTGGAGGGATAACCAATTTTTAAGTGGCTGCTAAACGGAACAAACCGAACCTCGCCACAGAAAGGAAATTATGGACGAAGAAATCATGACTGCTGCCAATGAAGATATCGAAGAAGATATCGACTCCTCTCCCGCAGTAGAGGAAACCGAGCCTGTCGAGCAGGAAGAACCTGCGGTACAGGAAGAACCGACCGAGACACAGCGTGTGTCACGGAGAATCAAAGAAGCATCCCAAAAGAGCGTGGACGACTTTATCCGCAGCATGGGCCTGACCAATCATTATGACAATGACAGACCCATCACCACAAAGGCGGAGTATGAAGCCTTTGTTGCGATGCAGCGGCTGGACGAGGACGGCCAAACCGACCCCGTATCAGCTTACCGAAATCAATCCTTGGAAGCGGAGATTACCCGCTTGCGGAGCAATGAGCGCATGAGAGAGCTGGAGGCTGACCCTGTAAGAGGGCAGACATTCACAAAGCTAAAGGACCAAGTGGTTGAATTGATGGACTACTGCACCCAGCAGGGGACGCCCTGCAGCGTGGATGCAGCGTTCAACACAATTTTGGCGAACAGCTATTTTGACCTCGCCAACGATGCTGCAAACAAGGCAAAGGAAGACACGCTCCGAAGAATCAACAACAACGCACAAGCATCTCCCGGAGCATTGACGGGCGAAAGCCCCGAAACCGAAGCCGACTACATGAAGATGTCGGACAAAGACTTTGAAAAGCTGTATCAAGCTGCACTCCGGGGGGAATTAAAAAATTAAGGAGTGTATAAAACTATGGCAACTACTACCCAGACTTACGGTAATCTTACCGCTGAACAGAAAACCTTTTACGACCGCACCCTGCTGTCCCGGCTGCTGCCCAATCTGACCTTCCTCAAGTACGGCCAGAAGCGCCCCATGCCGAAGAACGAGGGTGACACTATCAACTTCCGCCGCTTCAACTCCCTTGATGTCCCTGCTGCATCCCTGACCGAGGGCGTGACCCCTGACGGAGACAACCTGTCCATCACTGCTGTGACCGCTACCGTGGCGCAGGAGGGCAACTGGGTCCGCCTGTCTGACAAGATCAGCATGGTCGGCATCGACCCCGTCCTGACGGAGTCCGCTGCGCTGATGGGCGAAAACGCCGCCAAGACCCTGGAGACCCGCTGCGCGGATGTTATCTTCAAGGGTACTTCCCAGCAGTTTGCTGGCGGCGCTGGCTCCGCTTGCGCCTGCTCCCCCCGCCTGGG